CTGGTGGATTTACTACAGACGTTGTTCTTGAAGTGATGATGCCGGATGCTGATGACATCAGCCAACTGGTGGATAATGAAAGAGGGGATATTACACAGGGATTATTGCTTATTATGGTTCAGCGGGTTCACCGGAGAAAGTAACCCAAGGCGATCAGGCAAACCCAAAACGTTTAACGTATCTATATAAAAATCAGGCTACAGCAACCAGAGCCGCAGAACGAGAGTTCAAACGGCTTCAGGATGAAATGAGTGCCACCTAAAAATTATAGATAATCAACTCATTGCCATTATGACTTTCCGCTGCGGCCTTTTGATTCACCGACCAGCGGATTTTTTTATCTTGAATGTTATAACCTTTAAACAAATCACGGACTTCAGGCACATCATTAAGACTCAAAATAAATTTGCCTTTTAGCGAATCTAAAATTTCCTTCAGCGCATAAAAATCATTTTTACTGAAAATATTTTTACCGTAGTCTTTTTCACAATCCCAATAAGGTGGATCCAGATAAAACAGCGTATCAGATGCATCCATTTTTTTAATTACATAGTCATAACTGGTATTTTCAATAGTTGTTCGTTGCAAACGTTCATGAACAGAATGTAAATGTGTACGGAGTTCTTCACCTAGCTTTAAACCGGGTTTACGTGCAGTTGAATAGCTGAATGATCCATCAAGCTGACAACTAAAAGCGGCACGTAATAAATAATAAAATTTAGCTGCTCGTTGAATATCAGTTAAGCCACGATCACTTTTTTTCATGTCATTAAAAATAGTGCGTGAAAATAACAACAAATCAAATTCAGTTATGAACGCATCGAAATGGAATTTAAGAACCCGATATAAATTGATGAGATCATCATTCACATCGTTAATAACTTCAAAAGGTGAAGGAGTCTTTTTAAAGAGAACCCAGCCAGCGCCACCAAAGACTTCGACATAGGTTTTATGTTCGGGCATCAGCTCTACGATAGTTCTGGCCAGTTGAGATTTACCACCAAGCCAGCCACTGAAACTATGACCTTTTGGGTTGTATTGAATATTCATGATTCTTACCTGTTTTTTGGTGCTCGAGGCTCTCAGGTAAGGCACTCTCGGTGCTCAGGATATTAATTGATTTACAGCGTGAACATTTGATTTCCAGTGAATCAAAATGCCCAATTTTGGCAAGCAGCTTATAACAGCAGCGACATCTGATCGTGTGCATAAGTATTTTGATTACAAAAAAGAAAAATCTTGGCAATAGTATTCAATAATTGCTAAACACACAAATTTTTAACCGTATAATAAAAAACGATACGATTATTGTACTTTTTGAGAGAGTTATGCGGGGAAAACACCAATTATATTGTCCACATTGCAACGCAAAACTGACTATTAGAAGTAGCAGACAACAACACGTTTTACTTAGATCAATCTGGCTTCAGTGTAGCAACGTTATGTGTGGTTTTACCGGGGCAGGAATAATAGAAATCACTCATCAAATTTCACCAAGTTCACAGAAGAACCCGGATATTAATTTAAAGAAATTAAAACGCAGACCAGATAAATATATTAAAGAAATCGAACCACTTCCAAATCTCAATTTATTCCCTGAACTAGAGGAAAATTAATGGCTAAATGTCAAATCTGTAAAAAAAGCTGGTTATTTTCAAAAACGGTTAAATGCGACTGTCATAGAAAGAAAACCGATACACACACCTATATTGGATCGGCTCGTCTAGCCCTATTATCTGATCCACCGCAATATCCACAAAGAGATCCTGATCCAAACCTTCAATATTATGCAACGTTAGGTTTACAAAATATTGAAAGGAAATCAGAAGATTATTCAGAAGAACGTTTTCGGTCTTTACATAACTGTGAAATTTCTCATTCCAGCCATTCAAATCACACTAGCCATAGTTCAAGTGATTCTTTAGGATGGAGTTCTGGATCAAGCGATAGCAGTAGTTGTGATAGTGGCGGTTCTTCATCTAGTTGGGATTAAAGATATGCATTTAGTAAAATCATATAGAATCTTTATAGACGGGGTTGAGCTTGAGAAGTCCACAGCGACCATTACTTGTCATCCGTTTATTTTTTCTATCGGTTTATTTATGGGAGATATTCAACACTCCTTTGTAAACGCAAGGGTCGAAGAAGTAGCAAAAAAGTATAAATTAAAGGAAAGAATCGAAACTCTAGGCTCTGAAGTTAAATCAAAAGTTTTAGAAAAATATTCGGATCGATGTATTACAAAGGATTTGATAAAGTCGATTGAAAATGATTTAAGAAAAATTATTTTTACAGTTCGTACAATATATCCCGACTTTGACCAATTTTATCGAGAAAGTTTATATGCATAAAAAAGCCGCTTAAGCGGCTTTTTTATGCATATAAACTTTTGTATAGAAATTTAACACAACAAAAATTAGAATACTTGGCATTTTTGGAATGCAAATATATATTTATGATAATTTTTCAAAATGAAGCAATGTTGCTGCTTGCTTTATTATGTCTTACTGTAACTTCATTGGCATTCATTTTTACTAAAGTAAGTATTTTACCGGATTCAGATTCTAATAGAACTTCTACAGTTGATGGTTTACGTGGCATATTGGCTTTATCAGTGATGGCACACCATTTTTATATCACTTATATATGGAAAACTGCAGGGGACTGGGAAAAGCCTGAAAGCATTGTGATTGATAATTTTGGTGCAGTAGCAGTTTCTTTATTTTTCTTGATTACTGGATATCTGTTTATCTCAAAAATCAGAAAAGACAAAGTGTCATGGAAACAACTCTACATTTCACGTATCAAACGAATCGTTCCTTTATATCTATTTGTTTTTCTATTTATTTTGGCAATTACATTACTCAATGTACAGATTACAGCATCAAATTTCACTGAATTCCTGAAGTGGGTGAGTGACTGGATTTTTTTTAAAGGTGGAAGTTTTCAAAACTTTGAAAGTGGGCGAGTCATTGCTGGTGTTCATTGGACATTAATATATGAATGGAAGTTTTATTTCGCTTTACCCCTAATTTTTGCGATCTGGCAACAAAAGATTCCAAAATGGCTATCTAGCATTTTATTCATTGCTTTCATTATATATGTCTTTAAACATAAGTCTCATCACGTATATGCATTGTTTTTTCTTTCGATTCCAGCAGTACTGTATAAGGATAGATTTAAACAATTTATGCAGACTAAACCCGCTATTACCCATATTGTAGTATGCACTTTAAGCATCATAGCATTGTTCTTGACGGAAGCTTATTCGTGGCCACAGATGCTAAGTTTGGCTGTTATTTTCTCATTCATTGTTTGTGGATATAGCTTTGGAGTCTTAAATCATAAGGGTTTAAAGGTACTTGGAGAAATAAGTTATAGTATTTATCTAGTACATGGGCTTGTGTTGTACATACTTTTTACCGTAATTAATATTGTGGACTTGAAAACAATTTCATTGGAAAAATATTATTTATTCTTCTTTCCTGCAGCATTATTAGTGTCGATTGTATCTTTATTTACTTATAAGTTTATTGAGTTCCCTTTTTTACGAAAGCCATTAAAAAGTTCTGGTCGTGGAAGATTAGATCAACCAAATAAAAAAACCGCATAAAGCGGTTTTTTAATGTAATTAATAAGGTAGATAAGAAATAAAATGCCAATAAGTATATAAATATATGGTTGCCCAAGAATTTTATTTTCTACAATAAGTTTAAATAGTTCTGTCACTAATATTGTCCTAAAAATAAATTATTAATAGTTAAAGACCAAATTTATAACAGAAAAATATATCTAACAATGTGTTGACAACGCATTGTTATCTTTATTATATTGATTTAACACATTGTTATATGTGTTACACCGCAAAATCGGTGGCAGATGTGGAAGTCTGTTTAATTCAAAAGAGAGCATAAAACATCCGCTCTAAAGCGGCTTTTTTTTGCCTTAAAAGTCTGATCGGCTATACTTGTTATGGTAGATCGGGCAGGGCAGCCTTCGGCTGGCCGTTGTACTCTTTTGGACGGTACTTCCACCCCTGTTCGGTCTACCACCATTCTGTGGAAGGAATGGCGGTAGGTTTGGAAAAACTTACAAAAGAGTTAATCATCATGACTTATCAAAATCATGGCGTAGCTACACGCCCAGCAAATAATAATATCCATCCGTTCCCGGCATTCGTCGGCCCTGTACACCCTCAAGTTGTTTTTCAACACGTACTGGACTATTCAGTTCAGGAGCGCATGTTTGCGGTTTGCCTGCAACGTTTGTTATCTCCAGACTTCGCTGGCCAAACTGTTTCTATAACCCCTATTTATGAACATGAGGAGGATTTCGAAGGGGGCATTAAACTTTATATGCATCCCGGAGTGATCGCATTTTTACTTATACTGTTTTTAACATCTGTTTATTTGCTAGTAGGGGTATAAGCCAATGACGACACTCGAATTACAAAATGCTGTATTTATCCAAAATGACCAAATCAAAACTGACAGTCTTAAAGTTGCCGACGTATTTGGAAAACGTCACAGTGATATTATTCGTGCAATAAAAAATATTGACTGCTCAACTGAATTTAGCGAACGCAATTTTGCGCTGGCTGATTATTTAGATGAGCAAGGAAAATCCCGCCCAATGTACGAAATGACCAAAGACGGCTTTATTTTCCTTGCGATGGGCTTTACAGGAGCAAAAGCAGCTCAAATTAAAGAAGCTTATATAAAAGCTTTTAACCAAATGGCAGAGCTGCTTTTAAAACAGCAGAATCAGTTGCAAACAATTCAGGTCGGCTCGGTAGTTCAATTACGTTCAGGTAGCCCAAATTTAACCGTAAATAATATTTTTGATGATATTGCCGAGGTAATTTGGTTTAGAGGAGGGCGGATCGTTCGTGAACATCTTCCGCTCAGTTGCTTAAGTTTGGGGGAAAGTGATCGGATTGCACCAAATTTTGTGAGTTTACTTGAAGCATTTTGGTCAAATATGTATGCACATGGCATTCATAACTTTAATCATAGCAATCGAACTGATCAGATTGCGATTAACCTTACGCAAGTCTTAGACCTCTTTCCAGAGCTATTTAAGCGCTCAGAACTAATTCAGACTTTACCACACAGTAAAGCTCCTTACCCTGTGTATTTGGAGCACAATATTGCGATTCAAAGCAGATTGGAACGTAAAACCATTCGTTGTTGGGTGTTTAAAAGTAACCAACCTACAATGATTGATGTCGGTCGCTAAGGGAGTATGACAATGAAAGAAGATATGATTCCTTATGTACCTCTTACTCCCCGTGTCGTTGTAGCTGATCCGAATCAAATGCCAATACTTGCTTATTTCATGACAATTTTGGATGCGGCAAGTAAACAAGAGCTAGATTTTAACCATACACCGGAACTTTTTGGCTTTTTAAGTATAAATCCTGAACAAGTCAATGATTTAGCTGAATTAACATCGTTAAAGCCAATCGACATGGCAGATTTGAGAAAGGCTCTGAATAGTTTGATTTATCCTGTTTTCCGGGGGGAAACCACGATAAATAGTCCGCTTTGGAATAATCAACCAACTGTCGTTTGGCAATTTCAATTGAATGTTATGGATAGTTGGAACTTTAAAACGATGAAAAATTCAGTAGACAAAGCAGTAATGTCATTTGATCAAGTGTTAGGTATGGTTCGTATTTTAAGAAGTTCGCTAGAAGCAAGACATCAAGACCCAGAAGTTACTTTTAACACAAATGACTTTGCTAACGTTCTTTTAATGGTAGAGGAGAAGTTGTCGGAGGCCCAGCAACTTCTCGACCCTGATAATGGGCTTCTGGACGATTAACTCTGCAGTTGCTGAAGATCAGTTGCATAACCTTCGATCAAAGACATTAAACTGCGTTGAGCATGTTCAGGTAATTGTCGATAGGCTTTGAGCATAACTGACTCTTCTAATGTCAGACCCTGATGATCAGGGTCTGCACCAAGCAAAATGTAATGAATATCCAGACCCTTTTTATGCATTTGCTGTAAATAAACCCATTGATATGGGACATGGTCACGAAGATAGTTTCCTATTGTATTTTCGTGAGCACCAATCTCACGTGACAACCGCTTAGCTGGATAACTGCATCGGCGTACTTCTCTTTGGAAGCGTTCGGTCATTTCCTTTGTTACGACATCAACGGACATATATTGAACCTTTTATACTTAAAACGGTGCAAACAATGTGTTATCTTTATTGTAAGCACATTATTAGAACCTTAGGATACATCATGAACACACAAACAACACCATATCCACGACAAAGACAGAAACGAATCACTGCTGAAAGAAAACCTTTCACGATCTACCTCACAGAAGAACAAAAAAAGGAGCTAGAAGACACAGCCAATGAACGCTGTATCAGCCAAGGTCTATTAGCTATGAACCGCTACGAAGCAGGTTTACAGTTAGAACAACAAAAGGAGCAGTAATCATGTCTCAATTTGTTAGTTACCAAAGTAAACAGCCTCGTGACAATCGTCGAAACGTGAACCTAAACGAATCAGAAAAAATGCTTTTTGATGCGATGTCACAAATAACCGGTACACCAATTGCCATCATCATCCGCGAGTTTGCTCTACGTCATGCCATTCGTCTCATCATGGATACGGAGCAATCTATCTTAGATCGTGCCATGAATACAGGCGCTCTAGAGCACCTCCA